GTTGGTTGGACTGCGACTCAAGGTAACAGAAGTTCAATATCTTCAGAGGTAGTTACCACAGACCAAATGGGGGGTTCAATTAAAAAGGCTCAAGTGGGTCACGTAATTATATCGGTAGCAAAATCATTACAACAAAAAGAAATGAAGTTAGCAACGATAGCTATTACCAAATCAAGAATTGGGGATGATGGTGTTGTATTTGAGAACTGTAAATTTGATAACGGTATGTTAGATATTGATACAGAATCATCGGTGACTTTCTTAGGTCTTGAAGAACAGACAGAAGAAAGAAATAGACAACGAATCAAGGATTTGATTGATAAAAGAAAAGAAAGAGAAAAACAATAACCAAAAAAATAAAAAAATAAGAATTAGTAGAATTATGGACGCATCACAAAAGATTTTATCGGACTTAACAGTCTATATGAAGTACGCAAAATTTGTACCTGAATTAAACAGACGTGAAACTTGGGAAGAATTAGTAACCCGAAACATAAACATGCACATTAAAAAATACCCATCACTTGAAAGTGAGATTAAAGAGGTGTATAAGTTGGTGTATGATAAGAAAGTATTACCCTCAATGAGGTCAATGCAATTTGGTGGAAAACCAATTGAAATATCACCAAACAGAATTTATAACTGTGCTTATTTACCAATCGACCACTTGGACGCATTTTCTGAATCGATGTTCCTATTATTAGGTGGAACAGGTGTTGGTTACTCAGTACAAAAACACCACGTAGAAAAATTACCTGAAGTTAGAAAACCAAGTGAGAACAGAAAAAGACGATACTTAATTGGGGACTCAATCGAAGGATGGGCGGACGCAATTAAAGTATTATTCAAATCCTATTTTGGAGAACAAGTATCAACACCTGATTTTGATTTCTCAGATATCAGACAGAAAGGTGCTCAACTTGTAACATCAGGAGGAAAAGCACCAGGACCTCAACCACTTAAAGATTGTTTACATAAATTAAAAGGAATTTTAGAATCAAAACAAGATGGAGACAGATTAACACCTATTGAAGTTCATGATATGGTTTGTCATATTGCTGACGCAGTTCTTGCAGGAGGTATTAGACGAGCGGCATTAATTTCATTGTTTAGTGCTGATGACCAAGAAATGATTTCTTGTAAGTCAGGTAATTGGTGGGAAACAAATCCACAAAGAGGTAGAGCAAATAACTCAGCGGCGTTATTAAGACATAAAATTACCCAAGAATTTTTCATGGATTTATGGAAACGTATTGAGGCGTCAGGAGCAGGTGAACCAGGAATTTATTTTACAAATGATAAAGATTGGGGAACAAACCCTTGTTGTGAAATCGCACTAAGACCTAATCAGTTTTGTAATTTATGTGAAGTAAATGTTTCTGACATTGAATCACAAGAAGATTTAAATAACCGTGTTAGAGCGGCGGCTTTTATTGGGACATTACAAGCGGGTTACACTAACTTCCATTATTTAAGAGATATTTGGAAAAGAACAACTGAGAAAGACGCATTAATCGGTGTTTCTATGACGGGAATCGGTTCTGGAGTAGTTTTAGGTTATAACATGAAAGAGTCGGCAAAAATTGTTAAAGAAGAAAACGAAAGAGTGGCTAAATTAATTGGTATTAATAAATCTGCAAGAACTACGACAGTAAAACCTGCGGGAACAACATCATTAACTTTAGGTACATCTTCAGGAATTCATGCTTGGCATAACGATTATTATATCAGAAGAATTCGTGTTGGAAAAAATGAGTCTATTTACCAATATTTGAGTAAGTTTCACCCTGAATTAGTTGAAGACGAATTCTTTAGACCTCACGATACTGCAGTAATTTCGGTACCGCAAAAGGCACCTGAAGGAGCGATATTAAGAACGGAAAGTCCATTCCAACTATTGGAAAGAGTTAAAAAAGTAACTCAAGAGTGGGTTAGACCAGGACATAGAGGAGGTTCAAATATGCACAACGTATCGGCAACAATTAGTTTGAAGGCGGAAGATTGGGGGTTAGTGGGAGAATGGTTTTGGAATAATCGTGATTTCTATAATGGATTATCAGTATTACCTTACGATAATGGTTCTTACATCCAAGCACCATTCACTGATTGTACAAAAGAAGAGTTTGAATTACTTTATTCAAAATTACATTCGATTGATTTAACTAAAGTTGTTGAACATTCTGATGAAACAAACCTAAGTGGTGAAATCGCTTGTGGGGCTGATGGATGTGAGATAAAATAATCTTTAAAATGAGTGAGGTAAAAATATCGTGGGGAAATAATGTAACGATAACATACCAAGTATTGTTAGCGTTTTATAATCAGAGAAAGAAGAATTAAATGAATATAAACGCATCTAACGATTGGATTGTCCGATTACATATTAAAGAAATAACCCCCAAAAACAAACTTTTACCTACCGATTTTTATTGGGAACAAGGTAGAATGGTGATGACGGAAAGTTATCATAAACGAAGGGGTAGTTGTTGTGGGAATGGTTGTTTACATTGTCCATATGAACCAAAACACAAAAAAGGAAATGTGGTTCTTAATATAAAATAATTACTAATAAGAAAATCACGGCATATGTCGTGATTTTTTATTTTATATCTATTCACCGAAAATATTGTAACACTATATTTATAGTATATGGCAGAAGGAAAAACATATGGAATTAACTTCCCTTTTAGAGATTCTTTAAAAGGTAATTATCTTTCGTTATCACAAGATGGTGACCAAGAGGTTAGAGCAAATTTAATTCATTTATTATTAACTAGAAAAGGTACAAGATATTATTTACCTGATTTTGGGACAAGACTTTATGAGTATATTTTTGAACCTATGGATGGTCCGACATTTTCAGATATTGAAGCGGAAATAAGAGACTCGGTTTCTGAATATATTCCAGGAATTACTATAACAAAAATAAGTGTAACTGCCGCGTCTGATGGGGAAGAAGATAAAGGAACCTACGTCCAAGGAGACGTAAGAGTTTATCGAGTTCCTGGTATAAGTGAGAAAGAACATACCGCTAAAATTAAAATTGATTATATAATTACAGATTCGGCATTTAATCAGAGTGATTTCGTAATCATTAATATTTAATAATATATGGCTAATAAAAAAATATCGTATACGACAAGGGATTTTCAGTCAATAAGAACTGAGTTAATTAATTTTACCCGAACATACTATCCCGAGTTAATTGACAATTTTAATGATGCGTCAGTGTTCTCAGCGTTATTGGACTTAAACGCCGCAGTTAGTGATAACTTACAATTCAATATTGACCGAAGTATTCAGGAAACTGTTTTACAATACGCCCAACAAAGGTCATCAATCTTTAATATTGCAAGAACATATGGATTAAAAGTGCCGGGTCAAAGACCTTCAGTTGCTTTAGTCGATTTTTCGATTACAGTACCTGCTTTTGGGGATAAAGAAGATTTAAGATATTGTGGTATTTTAAGAAGAGGTTCACAAGTTAGTGGTGCGGGTCAAGTATTTGAAACGGTTTACGATATTGATTTTGCGTCGGCAATTAATGCAGATGGATTCCCAAATAGATTAAAAATACCTAATTTCGATTCAAATAATAAATTACTTAATTATACCATTGTAAAACGAGAGACGATTGTTAATGGTATTACTAAAGTTTATAAAAGAGTGATGACACCTAACGATGTTAAACCATTCTTTGAAATGTTCCTACCTGAAAAAAATGTTTTAGGGGTAACAAGTGTTTTATTAAAAGACGGCACACAATATGCTAACATGCCTTCATCACAAGAATTTTTAGGTTTAGATAATAGATGGTATGAGGTTAAAGCATTAATTGAGGATAGAGTTTTCATTGAGGACCCTACTAAAGTTTCTGACCAACCTGGAATTAAAGTTGGTAGGTATATTACAACAAGTGATAAGTTTATAACTGAATATACTCCTGAAGGATTTATGAAAATGACTTTTGGTGGTGGTACACAATCGGCTGATGAACAATTACGAGAATTCGCAAGAAACGGATATAATTTAAATCTTTACAAGTACTCTAATAACTTAGCGTTAGGTAGTACGGTTAAAGCTAATACAACTATGTTTATACAATATAGAATTGGTGGTGGTACAGGAAGTAATTTAGGTGTTAATGTTATTACAC